AGTAGATAATATTTTAGAAGATATCAAATTAAACATTTAAAATTAATACCCTTTTTTATGAATCAATTCGAAATCACAATCGGAAAAATGTTAGTATCTCCCCCAAATTTAATTTACACGATAACTAAAAACGGAGAGTTATTTCAAGGTAGAGTTGTCTCCGCAGGTTGGATGCCTGAAGCATTTGTTGCGGGTAAATTCCGAGTATATGAGGATTTAGAAAAATTCAAAGTGGACGGTGAGTATTTGAACTTCAAAGAAATATCAATTACAATGGGGGAATTTAAGGTTATTGGAATTACCGATTTAAATAGCAATAAAATACCGTCTCCCGCTGAAACTGTACTGAGGTTGTTTTTTGAAATATTGTCTGTAGAGGAAAAATCATCTGATCTTGGAATAATTAGACGCACTCTGCCAGATATGTTGAAACAACTTAAAGCTGCAATTGGTGAATATGTAAATGATAATCCCGACAAATGGAATGATAATATTGAATACTTTCTTGAATCTAGTATTAATGATTGTAAGAATTGCCCAGATAAATTTTCCGATAATTTGGATGAGGATAGGTGGTACAAAATAAAGACTATAAAATTAGCCAAAAACGCAGCCAAAGATTCTGTTAATATTTTATTTTATCCTTGATGAGTTTGGAAGTAGTTATCCATTACCTCCCAATTTATTCTTTTGTTGGTGATCTTTTAAATGGTTTTGTTTTTATCAATATGAATTTATTGAATGCAGATTTTACACTACAATACAATGGTAAAGACATTAGCACTGATATTTCGGAGCATGTGTTAAGTATCACATACACTGATAAATTAAAAACAGAGGCTGACGAATTAGTAGTAAGCCTGGAAGATGCAACACAGTTATGGCAAAATGCCTGGTATCCGGATAAAGGCGCGACATTACAATTATTCATACGGTCCGGAGGGCAGCAATTGAATGCGGGTGTTTTTACAATCGATGAAATAGAGGGGAACGGAAGCACCTCCGGGGACACAATCGCCATAAAGGCAATAGGAGCAACTTTTAACAAGAGCCTGCGTACCAGTAGCAGCCGCGCGCATGAGAACAAGAGTTTGCGGGAAATTGCGAATACGGTCGCCGCTAGCCTTGGCCTGACCGTGCAAGGGAATATCCAGGATATACGGCCAACCAGGATACACCAATATCGGGAGAGTGCCCTATCGTTTCTTAACCGGCTGGCCGCGCAATATGGGTATTTCTTTTCAATCCGGGGTAATCTGCTCATATTCCAGCAATATAGAGACATTGAAAGCCGCGCCCCTTCCTTAACCTTTAAACGGGCAGATTTGATACGGTGGACGGTGAAAGATAATACCATGCAGACGTATAATGCCGTGCGCATTCGCTACCATTTTCCAAAAGAAAAAAAAGTAATTGGATTTTCTGCCGGATCAAGAGATAGCGGAATTGTTTCCGGTGATAGTTTGGAGCTTCATGGACGTTGCGAAAACCAGCAACAAGCGCAATTGATGGCTGAATATGCTTTGCACCAATCAAACGGCAGAATGGTAAAGGGGGAAATTGAAACAATGGGAAACCTACTTTTAATTAGCGGAAATACGGTCAAATTGCAAGAGATTGGCAAGTTTTCCGGGGTCTTCCTGGTTGATGGCGCGCACCATACTATAAGCAGGGATGGAAGTTATAAGACAAGCGCAAGTATCTATAGAGTAAATACAATAAAGTCTAATTTAGGGTAGTGTCTTAGTTTGAAACTAATTTAATATTGCTACTATATGATTAACGTTTCTTTTTCTCATTTTTTAAACTTTCCATTTCTTTTTCAATTGTTTTTATTTTCTCATCCTGTGTTTTTTGAAAATCAACTATAGTGGATATAAATTTTAACTGATCTGTCATTGACTCCCATTGAGCACTCCCCAAATTGCCAAGGCGGGTAATTAAATCATCGACCTTTCTAAAAGATTTATGGGTAGCATTCTGCATATAAACGCTAAAATTAATTGCTACAGAGAAAAAACTAAATGCCATAATTAGAACAAAGTACTTATCAACGGAAATCCTAGCTATCATCAAATATATTACGAATGCAATAGGCAAGGCATACCCCACAATTAGAATAAAAATTTTTTTGATATAAGAAATGAGTATTTCCCTCTTTGGGATGTACTTTTCAATAACTCGATTAAATATTAGTCTAGCATATGAAGAAATTAGCCATATACTAATACCGATAATAATTTGCTTGTTTGTCATATAATTATAATATAGTAGCAATAATTAAAATAACACGTAGAAAGAATAAATTTCTAATTTTTTGCTCTTGAAACTAATAGCATCTTTCGGCCAATTTCCCAACGCCATTAAGCGGATAGGTTTTTAGCCTTGCATTCCATTGATTTGAAACGTTGGGAAGCTTTTTCTTTGCAACGGACAAATATATTAAATTTTTATTCATTAAGTTAAACATAGGAATATCAATATTATTAAAACTTTGATACTACCTAATTTTCAATGATTTTTAAGTACGGAATAATTAGCAATACAAAACCAGGATATGCAAAAGTATTTTTTGGGGATGACGATATAGTAACGGATTGGTGGCCGGTGGTGATGCAGACAACATTGAAGGACAAAATGAGCTACCCCTTAAATGTAAATGAGCAGGTTGTTTGTTTATGTGATTTCCGCTTAGAAGATGGGGTAATATTGGGAGCTATACATAGTAATCAGGATACCCCTGATCCCGGCGCGGCTCCTGGGAAGTTCAGGAAAGTTTTTGAAGATGGGACCATATTAGAATATGATAAGGAGGCACACAAATTTACTGGAACAATAAACGGTACAGCGACCATACAAGCGCAGTCTATTACAGTGATTGGTAATTTAGCCATTACTGGAAACCTTAGCTTTTCTGGCACCTTGTCAGGAGGCGGGGGACTTTCTTATGATGGGGGTATATTGAGCGCCGAAGATCTTAAAGCCGGTAACGTCTCTTTGCTTTCACATATACATGGTGGGGTACAATCCGGCAGCGGAGCAACTGGACCCGCTCAATAAATGGTCTGTATATAGTCAGTACGTAGCGAATATACGACGATGATATAGTACGAACTTTACACCGTTGGCAACACTTGATAACATAGAGTCTCCGGTTTGGACCCTTTCGCTAAATGGCGGCGGCGCAATTACTGAAGGTTTGGATGCTATCAAACAATGCCTAAATGTTATAGTCAGGACCACAAAGGGAACGGACCCACTGAGGCCGGAATTTGGTTGCGATTTATATAAGTACGCAGACCAACCGTTAAACACGGCCATTCCAAATATGAAAATGGCAATGATGGATGCCGTGGCAATGTGGGAACCACGCATAAAGGTTACTTCGATTGCGCATAATTTGGGCGACACGGACAAAGGGCAAATAGATTTCAATATGGGTTATTCCCTGGCTGATGGGGCTTTGTCTGATTCCCTTATTGTTTCCGTTAATAGTGGTGGAGTAACAACGGGAGCGACAAGGCAAAGAATGATATTGCGGGCTTACCTTCCGGCAAATGGAACGGGGTTGCAATTTCAAATCACCGGTCAATTGAACGGGGGTAATTTATTACCTGCGCCCCCAGCGTCCGGTTTTTTTTCTATATCAGGCTTGTATGCCTGGGTTCAAACTAATTGGACCAATTATGGACAATGGTATTTAACTGCGGATTCTTTGGTAGGTTATATGAATCCTTCGAATACTTCGGGGTCGATAGGCGTTTCATTATTATCGGTTCGTCAGATTGCCGCAGCGATTCCGTTCGGGTTTAACTATTCAGTTTCGGTAAGCATAGACGGAGAATTATATAGTAATATAGATACGTGTAACACTCCCGGGGACATCTTACAATTTGTTACCACGGACCCGGTTTTAGGTGCGCTTGGAACATGGCAAATAGAAACCTTGCCAGACAGTTTTAACGACGATTTTACAGAGGATTACGATACATATACGCAGGTGCTGCAATTAATAACCAGCGTAGGCGACAACATACAAATTTCAATAACGGCAAAGTAATGGCGGATACAGTATTACCTAGCATATTTCCTGAGGACGTGGGACCGGTGTTGCAAAGATTGCAAACTAGCCTGGAACAAGGGTTGGGGCGGTTACTAGCCCCCGCCGATGTTGAAATGTTGATCTTAAATACGTTTTCCTATGAAATCCAATTACAACGGATTGCCGCAAATCAGGCATTCCGGCAAAACCTGGTAGATTTTTCAACAGCGCCGATGTTAGACTTTTTGTCCGCTTTGGTAGGAGTAACAAGACAACCAGAAAGCGGAGCCGTTTGTACCCTTCAATTCAATTTTGTACCAGGTGCCAACGCGGTTTTATTGCCCGCTGGTATGCGGGTTCAATCAGTGGATGGACAGGCAATTTTCACGACAGACACGGCAATTAATGTTCCTGCGAATACAAATAGCGTCAATGTCGATGCAACCTGCCAAACCCCAGGATCAGTGGGGAATGGCTATGTGGCCGGGAATGTTTCGATCATCCTGGACCCTCAACCATTCGTAACTACTTCGGCCAACTTGGACACAACCAGCGGAGGCAATGACGCAGAAACAGACGAGCAATTACGTGTCCGTGTGAAGCTGGCCCCGTCTGCTTTTAGTGTTGCCGGTCCCACTGAGGCATATATATTCTATGCAAAGTCAGCGGACCCGGCAATAGTGGACGTTAGTTGCGTAACTACGGCTCCGGGAGTAGTAACATTGTACCCTTTGTGTAGTGGTGGCCTTTTAGCTTCGCAAGCGCTCAAAAATAAAATACTGGCGACTTGTAGCGATAGCAAAGTGAGGCCGCAAAATGATACTGTCCTGGTGACTGATCCAAGTGTCGTTAATTATTCGATAGATGTTACGCTGATACTTTATACCGATGCGGTCCCCGCTGATGTGTTGACCAAGGTAAACGCAAACCTATCCTCATATCAGCAGGCGCGGGTTAATAGTTTGGGAAGGGATATTGTAGTTAGTCAAATTATAGGGCAATGCCTGATACCTGGGCAAGTGTATAAGGTGGTAGTAAATGCGCCTATTGCCGATACAGTGGCCGATGCGAGTACGTACACCAATTGCACAGGGATCAATGTAAACGTAGGAGGTTCGGCGGATGGCTAATATACCTATAGCGGATAGTATCGCTTATTTGCCAGAGATACAGGCGTGGTTTACGGCCTTAATGACGGAGCTTAACCAGATTGATTTATCTAAGCTCCTGGTGTATGTAATTGACGATGTAGACGCGTCTGCATTGCCTTACCTGGGGGCGCAATTCGATGTTTTGGGGTTCAAAGGTTTTCGGATCGCACAGGATAACCAAGGCCGTAGGGAGATTATAAAACGGGCCATTGAATTGCACAGGTACAAGGGTACGGAATGGGCCATAATGGAAGCCCTCAAAAGCATTGGTTTTACTGATGTTGTTTTGATTAAAACCGGCTACGATCATTGGGCAAAGTTCGGCATACTGCTAACAAATGAAGGGCTACAGTTAACCAATAGTTCATTCCAGGACATTACAGCAATGGTAAACGAGTATAAACGTGCCGTTTGCGTCCTGGAAGAAATACGCATGAATATTTTAACCTCCGATTCGTTGACGTTTATTGATTCGGCAACAGTGACACAACAAATGTTAGCTGTTGATCGGCTCACCTTGTCCGGTTCATTTAGGTACGATGGTTCAGCAGCGTTTGACGGGGAATATAATTTTACAGGGGAAGGAGACGTAGCAATAATAGAACAACAAAATAATGGTCACTAGCGGAGGGATAGCAACAGTAGAGCAATTATTAGCACAGGGAATTGCGCAAATAGTGGTGGGAACAAGTTCAGCAACCGTGACGGGAAACGAAACGGGTCTGACTAATCCTGTTGTAAAGCCGGTTACGAGCTTCAATATTTTACCCGGTGGTTTTTTACAATTCAATGCGCAAATAGATGCAACCGACCCGGCTATGAACATTTGCGAAATGGGATTACTTAATGGCGCAGGAGCTTTATGTTATCGGCAGGTAATTACACCGATAAATACAGTTTCGGGGGTTGTGTATTCCTTGGCATATAAAATTAAGATTCAATAATGACGGGGTATAGTGCGAAGGATATTTTTAGTGCGGCTGAAATATATGATTTATCAGACTTGGTAAAGGGCGGACCCTCCGGGGATGCCAACACCCCGTTAATGGCTTTGGCCGATCAGGCGAATTATGTAAGAAACCGGCTTCAAAGATGGGAAGGGGTTAAAGGAATCACCGATAACTATACTATCGATCCGGTAGCAGATTTAAGGCAATTATTTTTTGTACAAATCAACGATAATAAAACCCTTGTACTTCCTGATGCTGGGAGTTTCCCGGCAGGTACACGCATACCAATCGTTGCGGCGATTTCAGGTATTAAATCGTTAACTGTTCAATCTCAAAACGGGCAAAGGATTTTAGACGGCTCCTTGTCCTGGACAAAATGGGATAGCGGACAGCCTGGTATCTATCTACACGATGCAGAAAAATTGATCTTGGTTTCTGTCTTGGATCACTGGATTGTCGAAAATGCCGTCGGTAATTTTTATAGTTATGGGGAAACCTTCGGGAGCCATGTACAGCGGGGGAATACATTGATTGCACAGGGAAGCATATACAACCGTGCAGATGTTCCACGCCTGGCACTCCTGGTTAACGGCGGCGGTCCTGCTGTTGTGTCGGACGGTGTTTGGTTAAGTGACCCAGGAGGTCGGCCCGTGTATCGAGGCTGCTATAGTTCAGGCAATGGCGGAAGTACAATACGGATACCAGATTTGCGGGGGGTGTCGGAGCGCTATTTAGACTTAGGGCGGGGTATAGATTATTACAGACTGTACAACCAACCAGGAGGCTTTGAAGAGGAACAAGTAGGAACACATGACCATGCCACGCACGGCAAAGGTCCAATATACGGAGGCGGTACATATTGGTATCTGTCGATAAGCTCCGGGAGATATTCGGGAAGCGGAGGCGACCCCTTTGGAGGTAAACAGGGAAGCCCTGATACAAATATGAGGACAAGCGACAACAACGGTTCGCAGAACATAGTTAAAAACATTGGAAAAATACCATTAGTGAGAATATGAAAAGATTATTATTAGCAGTCGCATTAGTTGGAATATGGGGAACCAGTAGCGCACAAATTTTAGATACAGCAGCATTGCGCACATTCATTAATTCCCGGATCATTACGAACGGTAACCGATCAATTACAGCACAAAACCTGAACGATGTTTTTAATGCGTACTTGAATCTATGGCCCTCCGATTCCCTTTCGCTGTCCCCTGGTTCTCATGTAGACACGTTGATCTTGTGGAAGCGTGGAATTCAAGCGGCTAATGTATTTATAAAAGACGATTTTTTGTACATGGATTCCTTGTCCGGTCGTATTGATTCAGTTATTACGAATTTTGCACCTATTGATAATCCTGTATTCACAGGGAACGTAATAGCTCCCACGCCTACAAATGGTGGCAAAGGGAGGTTAGTTGCTACTACTGGATATGTGGCTAATATGTTTAATGCCTACACACCATATCAATCTACCACACCGGTATTTACTTATGGTCCGGATTCGCTTGCAATAGGAACAATTCGTTTATATCCATTTACTTCCGGCATGTTGTCGCTATATATCTATAGCGGCGAAGATGTAGACGGA